TAAGGCTTGATGCCCTACCGCTGTATTATAATCTGAATCAGTACAGGCATCTAAACTCTGATATCCAACAGCCACATTACCTTCACCACTTGTGAGGGCGGCGAGTGCGGCTCTGCCTATGGCAACCGTACCAGCGGCGGCGGCAGTTACATCTCCAGATTCACAAGCACCTTTACCTATCATTACCGCATCAGTTACACTTGTTGTTGTAGAGCCAGCCACACAACCAATTATAACATTATTTAATCCATCAGTAAGGGCATCTCCAGCCAGAGAACCAACAATCGTATTAGCATCTCCAGTAGTAATTGCCGTACCTGCTGTAAATCCAATAGCTATATTATTATCAGCGGCATCAGTTTGTGTACCAGCACCACCAGCCAATTCACCAATAAAAACATTTTGGTCGCCAGCACCATCTGGGTCACCCGCAGTTTTACCAAAAATGGTATTTGAAGTACCATCATCATTATTCGATAGAGAGATGCGGGAGTTGGTATCAAGAGCGAACATAGTGCCTGTACCAATCGCTGTTGTACCAATCTTAAATATATCTGAATCACCATCATCCACACCCATTGTGAATTTTGATGTACCGCTTAATTGAAATGATAGAAACGCATCTCCGTCAGTAGCAGAGTTATCAATTTGTACCTCTGTTCCACTCGCATGACTGCCGTCTACTGCTAAAACTGCCTTACCAGTAGAAGCATCTGTCATTGATATGCAAAATGTAGTACCGTTATCCCCGTCTTTTACATTTACAAGTGTTGATGTATTACCGCCACCGTCACGGTCAACGTGTAATAATTGCTCATAACTCGCTGCAATAGTTTGTCCTGTTAAAGCTGCCATAATTTTACTCCGTTAAGTTTCCTTGTGTTTATTCTTATAACTTGCCGCCCGAAACTTTTCTGACATGGTTATAAGCAAATTCTTTATGTTATGTCTTCCCATTTACGATGCTCGTTTTCCCATAAGTCACCAACCAGTTCCCAGAGATCTCTGGCAATAGCTGCTGATCTGGTAACGAAACTTCGTAAGCCTAATTTTAATGTTAGCATTATCCAAAGTAGGCTATTAACATTCCTGCTGTAATGTCTATCTCAGTCCATCTGCCAAAGATCGTAGCACCCTGTGGGAATGTATTACTTACGTCTATCTGCAAACCGCCTGACCCTTGAGTAGTTGTTTCTGCTCCATCTGATTCATTATGAGCAGCAGCTTCCGTATTCGCATATTGATCTTCATCTTCAGCTACTAACCCACCACTAGAATCAAGAGTAGTATCTTCTAAGAATGTTATTGCTATAAAAACAGTTCCTGTTGGAGGGCTTGAAGCTCCGCTTGCATCTAGAAAAATAGATCCTACTTGACCGAATCCTAGATTCCCTGCCTCTACTACTGAGTATTTTTGTTTTCCACCAGCCATCTTTTTTCTCCTTCGTTACGATACCTTACCGAGCTTGACTACTCTCATGGGTATCTTGGTTAAATTTTTATGCACTTATATCATCTAATATAGCAACAACTTTAACACTGACACTTGTGCCATCTGCTGTACAAGCATGTAAATTGTCTAAAGTCACTCCATATGTTTTAAAGATAACAGATTGATCTTTACCTATAACTATAGCATCTACTTTAGTTACTGGAGCTGCCCCATCTAGAGATAAATGAACATTCACGCTTGTTGCAACATCTGCACTGGTTACACCATTATGTGTTACTGATATTATTCTTACTAAATCACCAGTAGCTGGATTCTCAGAATCCTCTGTATATGTTGCTGATGTTGATAATAAATTAGCATTAGTAGTTACATTAGTAGCGGCAGCATAATACCATTTTTCATCAGCTAATGCAGTATATTCTAATTTTCCGCCTACCGATCCTTTTATATCATGGTGAATAGCATAAACAGCATCTGCATCTGCATCTGCTGTGAATAATACAGTTGGTTCCAATGATACTGCACCCCTAGCCACATCTCCTACACTCATAATTAAACTCCTTGTTGTTGTTGCGGTATCCCACCGCTGATTAATAGTTGTAAGCCTTGATTGTATTCAGCCTTCAACTGTTGATACTGACCCTGTTTCCATTGGTAATCCATACCATGTTTCTGGATCTTTGATCCATAGTTCTGGATATCGGCTCCATATTTCTGTACAGTTGCAGAAACTTCTGCTTGATAGTCCTGTATCTCAGTAGAATACTTTCCAAGACTGGATTTATATTCTTCTATATCTTCTTGGAAGTTTTGTATGGCATTCTGTAAAGCTATCTGAACTTCTTTATCCATATTAGACTTGCGTGTAGTATACTCCTGCTGTGCGTTCTGTACTGCTACTTGAGTATCTTTACCAAGATTCTGTGTCTTCCTTTGTATGTCCTGTTGGTATACAATATTGTCTTCATTAAAAGAATTTAATGCACTCTGTATATCGGCACTATACTTCTGTATATCTGTCTGTCTCTCAGCTTGCCATACTCTTAGATCACCCTCAAGGTTCTGCTGGTATTCTTGAACCTCTTTAGAAACTTCTGCTTGATAGCTTTGAACTTCATTAGAGTATTTCTGGAGTAACTGACCATCATCGCCTGATGACAATTGTGCATCTTGAATTGCAACCTGAAGATCTGCCTGATACTCTACATTATCTTCATTAAACTTGTTAAGGTTATTTTGTATATCACTACCATACTTTTGCAGATCAGTTTGTCTTTCTGCCTGCCACACTCTCAGATCTCCTTCGAGATTCTGCTGATACTCCTGCACTTCTTTAGATACTTCAGCCTGATATGACTGCAGCTCATTAGAGAATTTCTGTAATGCTTGTCCATCGTCCGCAGATGAGAGCTGTGCATCCTGTATAGCTACTTGCAGGTCTGCTTGATATTCTACATTAGCATCATTAAAAACATTTAACTGATTCTGTATATTAGCCTGATACTCACCGATCTGGGCATTGATCTCCTGAATCTTTACTGATGCAAGCTCTACATCTTCATCTGTAGATATGAATGTATCTACTGTGCTGAAAGCAGGAGCAACAACAGGTCCAGTATAAACTGGAGCTGTAGAACTAAAACTAACTGAATTAGAACTAATAACTGGTGCTACTGGTATTGTAGCACTAATAGTCAAATTTGATATAGTTGGAGCTGATCCAAGACTAACAATAGGCTGTACATAAGTAGGTGCAGTACTTGAGAAACTAATACTGTTAGAACTAAGTGCTGGAGCTACTGGTATTGATGGCGATATTGTTAGGTTTGATATGGTTGGGGTAGCACCCAATGAAAGTACTGGAGCTACATAACTTGGTGCTGTCTCTGTCATAGATGCCATATCACTTACTGAAATAATAGGCTGAACTATATCAGATACACTTGCATCTGTGTAAGTAAAGCCTGGGGCAGATGGAGCTGTAGGAGATACAGGTAGCGTAATATCGCTTATATCTGTTGGCAGACTGGATGTTTTATCAGCCATTAAACGCTGTAAGCATCTTACTGCACCGCCAAGAACCAGTAAACGCTCTGCTTCCTGAGGAAAATTAGTAACTGTACTTCCACCATGAACTATAGCTGTACTGCCGTCTGATGTTGGTACTTTAGGAACATAGTGAAGAACGCCTGCTGTGGCTCCGCTTCCTGCAGCTCCATTTACCTTAACACTTTCATCTTCAATATAATAGACCGCATCCGTATCGCTTGCCGCATATATTGATGCAGTATCATTATATTTTGCTTTCTGGATAGCAGGTATTTCTCTAGCTGGCAGATCGTCTTTATCTACTGCTAGTACTTTCTTGCCTGCTGTAGTCAGCCCTGAAGAAGTGATAGACGCTGTCTTTGCAACTGCTAAGAGTTTACCAATAGGGAGGACATCCACTATCTCAGCACCTATATCCTGTATAGATGTTGAAATAAGATCGTCATCTCCTACTGATCCGATTAAATCTTCTATTTGTGTTTTAAAACTCATCCTGATATTGCCACTTCAGTAAATGTTGTTGCTGTATTGCTAACCGATGAAAAAGATGTTAAGCCATCCCATTCTAATGGAAGACTGCTAGACGCTACAAGAGCGTCTTCCCAGTTAGTGGCTGTAAGATCTTCCCAGTAATAACTCTCTGAAAATATTGTATCAAATGTTGTTGCTATCGGATTCACACTGCTAAAAGTAGCTGAAGCATTAGCTACTGGTGTAAAAGTAGTTCCGTCTGCATCTATTGTTGATTCTGTAAAAGCCATTAGTAATCGTATTGTTTTATGTGATAGGTTGAGCCATCTCTTTGTTTATTAGCATATTTCTTTGCTTCATTTAATTCTTCTCTCCAGAGTGTCCTGAAATATGTAGCCTGCTGCAATCCGTTTGGATTTGTTTCATATCCTTTTGATATAGCATAATAAGCTAAAGCATCATGGAACTCTGTAGGTATTGCTGGAGATTCAGCAAGAGCAATGCCAGTCCCAGATGCTACAAAATCCTCATCCCTTTTTACCGCATGTACATTGACAGTCTTTACTTCGCTTACTGATACGTAATCTGTGCTGCTGTCGCTGTCTGATCGAGTTGCTATAGCTATAGCGTCTCTCTCTATCCACCATACTTTCTTTAACGCACTTGTTCTCTCTGCTGTTGACATTAGGTTGTATCCATCTTCTCAGGTTGCCCCACCAGTCTGGGTATTTCATAGTTGTCATAATCTACTCTTGTAATTTCTACTATAGCATCATCAAGATTATAATAACGCTGATCAGCAACAGTAGGAAATGTATATAGCTGTTTTAGTACTCTTGTTTTCCTGCAAAATTCATCCAGAGCTTTGTTTAAAAAGATCCTGATCTGCGTCTCGCCAAGATGCGGATGATGTTGCTGTACTGTTTCTATTAATTGTTTCTGTGTCATAATTCTAAGTTAGGGGAGCATTACGCTCCCCCAACTCGTTTGTTTAGTTATCGAATGTTATTGCATTGTAGACTTGAGCAAAAGCCTCTACATACCAACCAGTTCCATCAGAAACTAACCTTACTCTATCTCCTTTTAAGGATCCAGCAGCAAAGGTTATTTTGGTATTAGCTGCCGCTGCTACATCAGCGTCTGTGCCAGCACTTTCACCCTGAGTAGAGCCATACAAGGCTCCATAAAAATCCTCAGTAGCAGAAGCCTGAACAACAGTACATACTGCTGTATCATAATCACCTGTTTGTATGATCTGAAATTCCATTCCCGCTGCAGCCGAAGGAAGAGTTATATCCACTCCATTCGTACCCATGAGAATTGTTTTTCCAGAATCAGCAGGGACTAATGATGCATCAGAGCTTACTGTTTTAACACCCGAAGTTGAACCACCTAAATAAGGTCTAGCCATTTTAAGCCTCCTTATGCTGTGATTTTAAACAGATGATGACTTTCAATTAGCTGTATACCAACACCTTCATCAGACATGTATTGATCTTTAACGCCATCAAAGGCATTATCGGTCTTGATGTTTGTCTGATACATTGAAGGACGATACACTGCATGGAATAGATTCTCATCAGATACAATTGCCATCCACTTGTTATATGGTCCACGCAGAGCTGGAGTTGGAATCAACTGCAACATTCCATGAGGTGTCTCAAGTACACGATAATTGAAACCAAGAGAATCACGCTTCATATCTCCAAGAGAAACTGTCCAACCTGAGTTGCCAGCAATTCCTGAAGAACCAGCCATTTTAGACCAGTAACCCAAAGCACCAGCACCACAAAAAGCACGCTTTAAACCTGCTTCTGGTATATACTGGAATACTTTTTCCATATCATCTACAAAATCTCCATAGCCGTAGCTTGAAGAAACTGTGAATATGTTTTGTGCATCATGTGTAGATGTATCCTCACCATAGGTTTCTAAAGCAGAAACAATACCATAAGTAGTACGTACTAGGTTTCCATCGGAATCCACGTTGCCACCATCGGCAAATGTCTCATCGTTATTAGTATCATTATTACCAGCATCATAAGCAGCTTCTTGAAGACCAGTGCCTCCAAAACGCTTACCAAAGAGAAACGCTTTCTCTTTTTGCATCTTATGTTCTTGGGCTTTAATTCTACGAAGTCTAGCCAATTCTGAAGAATCTCCACGAAGTACTGCTGCTTCTAAAGTACCAGTAACCTGTAAAGGTGTCTTAAAGATTTGAGTAGAGTTGTAGACCACTTGCAATTCATCAGAAAATGCATCAGGCGATTCAGAGCCTTCACCCTGTGCATTACCAATGACCAAGAATATGTCGTTATTTGCTAAGGCAATATCACTGCCAGTTGAAGTCCAAATACCAGTAACAACAATTGTTGTTGAATTTGTAACTGATTGAACTCTGACTATTGCTTTCTTTGATCCATAGCTAGTTGTCCATACTTCTGCAATAATACCTTTTAGACTATCGTCTATTGTGACATTAGATGCACCATCAACTGTTACAGTTGTGGTAGTACTGCCATCTGAATCAATGTTATCAGTATCGCCATTACATAGCCATAACTGCTTTACCCAAGGATTACGATGTTCAAACATCTTAAACACTGGGTCTGGGACTTTTCGCATTTCCTGATTACTAACCAATGTAGTAAAAGGTGCAACGTCTGTCCATAACTCCCTAGTGACCTGCGGATCTACGTAAAAATTTCGTCGATCCGTATAAAGTACACCAGAAGCTTTTAGTAGCTTTTCTGTAGCTGCCATTTCATTCTCCTTTTATTTTAGTTTACTTTATAACTATTACCTCCCCAGTAAAGCATCACTAAATAATTGCTCATCACTTCTAGGCTGTTCAGACTGTCCTGTCTGCACTGCTGCAGTTTTAGGAACAGCTAAACGACCTGCTTGATTTTGCATCTCTTCAGTACGCTGTTTTACTACTGGGTTGGGATTAGTTCTCAATTCAAACAACTTGGCTAAATTGTCAAGAGTAAGGTTATCGGGATTCTGCGACCATTCTACAAACTGTGCAGCTTTTTGATTATCGTAACCAAAATTGTTCACAGCATGGCTCATGGCTTGAGACTGTACCATACGTAGCTGTTGCTGTTGCATCTGCTGTTGGTACTGTGTCTGCATTTCCTGATCCCGTACCTGATCTTTCTTTGTGAGAAAGTCAATGTACTGGTCCCTGTATGACTCTTTAGCTATTCGATACCTAAAGGAATCCGATTCAGGATCATTATAAGCATCGACCTCATTGTATGAATGTGGTCTTTCAGGTGCTGTAGGCTCCTTCAATGAAGGCTCTTGGAGTCCTTGCGGTTGTCCTTGAACTTGTCCGTTGGAGGGTGAGCCTTGCTGGTCAGCGTTTTGTGGTACTGTATTAGTCTTGTAGTACTCCAATTCACTGCGTATAGCACTTAGCTCTCCCTTGGCTTTGTCAGCTTGTGATTGCCAATATTCAAAACGAGTTGAGTCGTCTCTGGGGGAGACTTCGTTTGTTTGTTCTTCCGTGATTGGTTCGCCCGTACCTACAGGATTTTCTGTAGGTATCTCCCCCATAGGGATACTGGGTTGCTCTGTTTGCAATCCAGCGTTCTCTACAACAGGACGATCAGCTTCACGTGTTTCTAAGATATTCTCCATTACTTTTCCTTTGCGGTTTGGTTATTTCCAGCAACCGCTTTCTTCAATTATTTTTTCTTCCATTTACGAGCATTCTGGGCAAAGACTTTCTTCTTCTTCATTGCCGTAGAATCGCTCTTTTTTACTTTAAGCTTACTGGCTGCTATGTTCTTACCTTTTTTAGTGCCTGTAGCTTTTCTGAGACTGCCTCTTTTACTAGGCTTGATATAAATCTTTTTTCTAGCCACTATCTAAAATCTCCAGTTCCCATAGAATCCCCAGATGGTAAATCTTTAGTAAAAGGGTTTCCATAATTTTCTGAATATGGATTGCTTAAAGAATCTTGATTAGATGCAAGATAGTCCTGAAGTTTTTCTGCTCCTTCAGGAGTAGATAACATTTTTTTTACATATTTAGTTTGTGCTTTTGACTGTTTTGGAGATAATGCACTGATTGATTGTCTCATTTTTATATCTAATCTGTCGTTTGTAGAATCAATAATAAACTTTAAAGCATGAAAGTGTTTATTACTTGTCATCTCTTGAGGGCTTCCTGCATATGTAACTACATATTCATCTTTTTTCTTATTGTATACCAAGCCACCTAATCCATTTGTTTCTTTCTTTATCAGCTGTCTTAATGCTTGATATTGATGAACTTTTCCTATTTCACGACTTTGCCCTACACTATGTGCAAGAGAGCCACCTACAACACCTGCTAATCCAGCACCAATAGCATATTCTGGATTATTTTTAATTAAATCAGAGCCTCGATCTCTAGCTATTTTTCCATAGTTCTTACCAGCTTGTCCTAAGTTTCTAGCTCCTCTTAGTGCATGTTGTAATATTTTACCGTATGCCATTACTCCTCCAGCCTTAACATTTCTTCATTCATTGAACGCTGCGTATTCCTGCGTTCATCAAAGTCCTCTATATCTTCTTTAGCAACCTTTAACTCATCTGCAAGGCGTGTCTGGTAAAGCTTAGTTGCCATTTCAACCTTAGCCTCTGCTTTAGCCAGTTTCTTTTCAAATTCTTTTACTTCTACACGCTTTCTATCATGTAAGGACTCTCTTTGTGCTGTCTGCAGATCTCCTTTAAGTTTCTTAATCTCTTCACCCTGTGCCTGCATCTGCTGTTGCATTTGCTGCATTTGTCCCGCTCTCTCTAACACACCCTCCATATCTGCAACATCAGTCTGCTTAAGCACCTCAATCTGATCAATAAGACCCTTTTCGTATAACTGCATATAGTACTCAAATCTTCCCCAGCGATTAGATGGAAGAGTAGAGCCTGACAGTACAATTAAGTCATATTTGCCAATAGTAATATCATTTATCTTGCCAATAAGATTACCAACATCATCGTATAGAGGGCTGTTGACTTGCATCTCTAATGGTCTGTTATTCGGCTGCATTAGCCTGAATACCTTCTCATCTGTATATACAAACTGTATCAACTGGACTACAACCTTGGCAAGCTGGTTTATACACTCTTCTATATCATCACGCTTGGATTTAATCCTTCTCTGACCATATTCGTCTAAAGCAACCGTTCCCTTGAATGTCTGGGGTGCACTGCCGACATCTCCCTGCATCATAGCATATATACCGAGGATTCTTTCGATATCGGCTCGTGCATCAGCCTCATTCTTGTATAGCTCGTTAGGTAAGGGCACTGGACCTGCTACAATCGGCTGCCCCAATTCTGGGTCAAATTCTATTACTGCTGTACCTGCTTTTCCCCATTCTTCTTCTAAATGCTGTTTATCCATACTGCCACGTGGTATAAGAAGCTTAACATTGGTGGAACTGGATGCATGAGCTACGATCAGGGATCTGATCTTATTAATATATTCCTGTAAGCCTTTTACCAGCCTTACATCGCTCATTGGATAAGGATTGCGGTTAAAACCATTCATAAACGGTACAACAGGGTAATCTTCGATTGGCAGGTCCACCATAAACAACTGTATATCACCCACGCTGACACATTGCTGTATCTGAGTAATTTCTATCTCGTTTACCATGATACCGCCATCTTCTATAAGGTCAGCCTTGGTTAAGACATCAATGGTAGTAGTACTGCCGGGAATAGAGCCTTCATGCTCTTCACCTGCCATAGGAACAGGCTGACCACTCATTGGATCTAGCATTAAATGATATGTATCACCAAATTCTTTTTGAATCTCCATGTAAGTGCCTACATTGCTTTTGTCCGTAAAGACAGTCTGCTCACCTGCATTGGTTATCAAGACAATAGGCTCTTTCTTATATTCTTCAAAGTCTGCTTCGTTTAAAACCTTCTGCTCATCACTTAACGGATCATATATCTTATAGTAAGGACGTTTGATTTTACTATAGCGTTCAAACAGCTCTAACTCACGCTCATCAGTAATAGTGGTCCCGCTTATACGCCTTTTTAAGGTAACATCTTCACTCTTAAGGCTATAGCGTGACTCTGATGCTATATTGATATAATTCGTTTCTGTTGCTTCACGTATATGCTCTTCAAACTCAGGATATGTTTCTATAAGCTGTGTCTGGGATATTATCTTGCCTACAATGATATGTGCAGCATCTCTGGCAAAAGGATCTTTGGAGCTGGGGTCTATATACAATTCCAGAGGGTCAATAGATTTTAACTTAACTTCCCCAGCCCCAAAATCAGCATCTGGGTCAATATGTGCCATCATAACGCCCATACCCTTCACATAATAATCATCAATAGCCTGCTTTAATTCAACATTGCCATTAGAGTGATCCCAGATGTAAGCCATCAGGTCAGAGAACATCCTACCGACTTTAGCATCGCTATTCTCTCTCGCTGTGGACTGAAATTTTGGACTATTGGATGTGAGCATAGCCTTTGCCTGCTCAACTGCACTATATACTACATTAACAACCAATGGCTCTTGTGCTCTCTTCCTGAGAGCTGATACTTGATCATCTGTCCATTGCTTGCCGTTGCGGAACTCATTGTCCTCAACTGCCTGCTTTATCCAGTTCTGCCTTGCAGACGAATAGTCTGAAAGCAAATCATGGGTTAGCTGTACTTCTTCTGTTTTAGTCTGATTACCTTGCAAAGTATGTGGAAAGGGTTGATTGACTAATTAATCAGTACTTAAACTCTTACTTTAAGTAAAAGTTCCTAAATTAAGCTATCTTCCAGCTTATATCCTGATCTTCCCTGTAAGTATAATTAATTTTTCTTTCTTTTGCAATAGTTTTGTGATTAGGAGTATAACATTTCTTCATAGCATAGAACAACCCGTCTAAAAGGTCATCATGCTTACCCCTAGGATAAAGTAAAAGCTCATCAACCATCTCTGGCAGATCATTTTGGATGAACATCTTCTTCTGTGCAAAATAAGGCTGCATAGTCTCAAGCCTTGATGATTTACTTGTTCTTGGACTCTCTTTTATCTCTAAGCCCGATATGAAGATCTTTTCTTCATCGCATCGCTGCCGCAGGTATTCTCTAAGCATCTCCTGATAGCCTACACTCTCTACCCTGACCTTTACAGGCTTAAATAGTTTGAAATATTCTATAATGTTTTCAGCAAGCTGCATGGGAGTTGCCCTTTGGCGGTAATACTGGAGAATATACCTGTTATTGTTTTCGTCTACTGCAACAGGCATGATTACAGAGTAATCTGCCGTCTTGCGTACCGAAGAAGCAGGGTCAACCCCCATGAAGACATTGACAGGGAACTCTTTATCCCCATCTGTTAAATAATGCTTATCGCTATTGTCAAACTTGAGCTTATAGTCATGATGCTGAATATATTCCTGTTTAAACAACTGGTCCTCATCGCCAGTGATCCAGCACATATATTCCCTATAAAAGACTGAAGTTCTGCCTATGGAATCCAGTTCTTCCTTCTTTTCCTTTAGTTTCGATATTGGCTGCCATTCCTCCCATAGAGCTTTGTTGCCATCCAGATCAGGGCTGAAATGCATATTCTTCCACCCCTTCATATCCTTTAATACCTCTACCATGCATCTCTGGTGCTGTGGAGTGCCAATGACACATATCTTACCCTTCTGAGGATCCAAAGATGGTACAGCACTCTGCAGTAGCCATCTAAGATTCTGCTCCATAGCCTCGGCTGTCTTGGTGTTGTTCTCATCTTCAGGGTCATCAACTATAATCAGAGTGGGACGCTGTGAACCAACCTTAATGCCACGCAACTGCTGTCCCGTACCCTTGCAGATAATCATAGAACCGTCTTTAAGCTCTATCTCGCTCTTAGCCCATTGTCTTGCACTGTGCTGCCCCCAGTACCCGTAGATCTGCCGGAAGGAATCACTGTACTCTATGGTGTCCTTGATTGTGCCAAGGAGCTTTATGGCATGATCTTGGGTACGGGAGACTAACACAATAAGCTTTGCCCCACTATGGTTCATGATATGATAAAGGGGATATACACCTCCAACAATAGAGGATTTAGCATGACCACGTGGGGCAATGATATTTGCCTGCTTGATATCGTCATCCATCAGGACATCGGCTATTTGGTAATGAAACTCTGGGGAAGAGGCTGAAAACATGTTAGGCATAATCACCTTGCCGAACATGATCATATTGTCTTTCAGCTTTCGCCTGATATATGACTTATCTTCTTCCATTAATCACATTCATCACTATACTGTTCATAATAATAACCCAGATCCTCCATCTCACGGAGTGTATCTATGGCTAACTTTGCCATATACTCGGGATTGCCGTTATGCATGACTGCCAATACATGAAATGCACTTACAGCTATCTGTAACTGCTGATCCCTGAGATTATCTTCCGTAATACCGTTATATTGTTTCTCAACTTCACTCAGGGGCTTCATGTTCTTCGCTCTTACGCTGCAGGGTAAGACGTTTATCTTCTTTTGCTATAGTATCGGCTATCTGTTTAGTCATATCCACCTGTATCGTGTCCGTTATCATCTTCTTACTAGGCTTCATCTCCAGTAAGTCCATTAAATAGTCGTTTGCCTTTAGAAAATTGTTTACATCACCCTTACTTTCTGCCATATGAAGGGCACGGAGTACATTATCAACTGCAAGCTCCTTATTTACACCCTTATCCTTTAGCAATTCCTTTAGTTTTTTCTCTATCATACGCTTTGCTACCTTTTGTTTTAGAAATCTGCGTACCGTTGCTGCCGGGATCTGTTGATCCGGTCTGTATATTTTCCCAAGAGTATCAAAGTCCACCTTTCCAGAACTAAGCAGCATATGTGCGTAAGATGCAACAGTATTCTTAGCCCTAGTAGTGCCAGATTCATCCTCATCCCATCTCCTCTTAGGGTTG